CCTAAGAATGTGACTGAATATGTTATCATAATAAATTATACAAGCGACGGTGAGCCAAAAACAGTAGCTGTGGCTGTAAATAAAGATAAGAAGTATGAAGCAGACAAGATAGTCAATTATATAAACAAGCATATGTCGGGCGGAAGCGACACAGTGCTGTAATTGCGCTGAGAAATAAAATTTATTAAGCACATCTGAGAGGGTGTGCTTTTCTTATGCAAAAAAAATCAAACGAACGGAGGATATTAAAATGGAAGAAAACAGATTACCTTATGAAACACTGAAAATCGGTGACACTGAGTACAAGCTCAAAATCTCGGCTTCATCGGCAATCGAGATCGAGAAGAAAACAGGCAAGTCGCTTGTTGCGGGTATGGCGGATTTCGACAAGCTTGAAACAGTAACGCTGTATCTGTGGGGTGCTTTAAATCGCTTTCAGGCGAATATCGACATCAGAAAGGCGCAGGAGATCTATGACGATTACATAGACGCAGGTGGCGACCTTTCGGATATGGCGGAAATACTCTTCAAGACGCTTACGGTGTCGGGTTTTTTCAAGCGTCAGCAGGCAGAAAAACTGCTGGCGCTCGCAGAAAAGGCAGAGAGTGGAGCAGTGCAGGAGAGCTGATAACTAATCTCTACCGCCCGGCACTGTCGGCAGAGATAACGCATAAAGATTTCTGGGACTTATCGGTACGGGAAATAACGCAGGCAATACAGGCAAAAAACGAATATGACAAGGCACACATCGAGTTTAATGAACGCTTGATGTGTGCCTTTGCTTATAGCATCGGTCAACTTGTTGCCATAGGTGTCAACGCTCCAAGGCAATATCCGCACAGCATCGAAAAGGCATTTCCTAAGCTGTACGGACGTGATAAGTCGGAGGGAATACCCGTGTCGGACTGGGAGTTATCAAAGCAGAATATGGCTGAATATGCGGAAGCTACGAAAGGCAGGTACAGTAAGTGACAGTAGAAGAACTGAACGTTATAGTCAGTGCAAACAAGGATGATTTTGACCGTAAGATAAGACAGGTCAACGATAATCTTGTGAACGTGAAAAAGCAGAGCGAAGATACTTCTGCCGGCGCTATGGAATCTTTCAAAAGTCTTGCTTCCGGTCTTGCATCTCTTGGGATAGGCGATATGGTCAAGCAAGCTATAAGTCTTGCAGGAGACCTTCAGCAGAACATAGGCGGTTCGGAGTCGGTATTCAAGAATTATGCCGGCACGATTCAGAAAACCGCAGAAACTGCCGCTTCTTCGCTTGGACTTTCACAGAGCAAGTATCTTGCGACCGCCACAAAAATGGGTTCGCTCTTTCAGGGCTCGGGCTTTTCGGTAGCACAGTCTGCCGATATGGTAACGCAGTCTATGCAACGTGCGTCTGATGTGGCAAGTATTATGGGCATATCCGTAGACAGCGCTATGGAAGCTGTTGCAGGCATGGCAAAGGGCAACTTCACAATGATGGATAATCTCGGTGTTGCCATAAACGACACGAACCTGCAGATATACGCACAGGAAAAGGGACTTGGAAAGCTCTCTACCACACAGCAGAAGGTCAATGCCGCTATGCAGATGTTCCTTGATAAGTCGGACTATGCGGCAGGAAACTACGCAAAGGAAAACGATACCTATTCGGGTGCGCTTACGACATTCAAGGCAGAGCTTGAGGATTTTGCCGCAGAAGCCGGTACAGCGCTCCTGCCGCTTGTTCAGAGCGTACTTCCTGTGTTGTCGGGTGCTTTTAACGCTTTAAAGCCCGTGATAATGACGGTAGCAGAAGCTGTCGGAGGGCTTGGCGGTATTGTAGCGGATATACAAGCGAAGATTGAAGCGGCAACGCCTGCACAGCAGACAATGATGAAAATCGCTATCGGTATGGCTGTGGCAATACCTGCCGTGACAATGGCAACAAGGCTTATGGCTGCTGCAAAAGCGGCTTACAGCGGTGTACTTGCATTTCTGATACCAAAACAGCTTACGTTCGCAAGTGCGTTAAAAGCGACTATGGGCTGGATAGGAATAATAGTCGGTGCGCTGGCATTATTCGGTATGGCGACAAACAAGGGGACAGAAAGCGTAGAGGACAGCTCCGAAAAGCTGAAAAAAGAAAATGAAGCGGCAAGTGATGCGTCTGAGGGCGTTGATGATGTTGCAGAAAGCACAGATAATCTTACAGACAGTGTAAAACGCAGTCTTGCAGGTTTTGACGAGCTTAACAGACTGTCGGGAAATTCAGGTACGCTTGCTTCGAGCGTGGTGTCAAGCGATGATGTTGAGAATGCGGAGGGCCTTGCGGAAGCAATGAGCAATGTGCAGGAGCAGGTCGGCGGAACATCTTTAGAAACATCTTTAGGCTTGAATTTTGACTTTGACGGTTTGCTTGACGGTTTATCGGGAGTTCTTAATAAGGCAAACGAGATAATCACGGATCTTTTCGGAGAAGAATTTGTAGAATTCTTTAAAGACGTAGGTGAAGATATTTTCGATATTTTCAACGGCAACGAAACGGAGCAGTACAATGCTCTGGTGCGGCTTAATGACAGGTTTAAATCACTTTTCGGTGATTTGGGGGAAGGTTGGTCTGATTTCTGGCAAGGCATTGGAGAAGGTATATATAAGTTTGCTAACGGTGATTTGCTTGGTGGACTTGAAAAGATAAACAGTATGTTTGAAGGTCTTTTCGGGGATCTCGGAAAAGGCTGGTCTAACTTCTGGCAGAGTGTAGGCGCCGGTCTTTTTGAAATGACGCACGCAGATGAACTCAAAGAAATAGATCTATCTAGCAAATACGGAACAGCTATAGGCCTGGCACAGCTTGATTCAAACGAATATATGCGTTCCGGATACGATCCTTCTAAGGCGTGGAACATGGCTCTTGAAAAGAACGGACTTACCTCCAACGAAGCGCTCTATGCGGTAAAGCAGTTCAGCACATACGATCCGCAGAAAGCGTATGAAGAACTGCAGAAAAGCGGGCAGATTAACAGTCCGGATACCTGGGGTGGCTTAGGACTTTTAGCGTTAAAAAAATACGCCGACGGCGGTTTCCCCGACTATGGCGATCTGTTCATAGCAAATGAAAGAGGCCCTGAGCTTGTCGGCACTATCGGTAACCGTACCGCAGTTGCGAACTCGTCAAGCATAGAAACAGCAATATATAACGCTGTACGCTCGGCTATGTCAGACAGTACAGGCGGTCAATCCGCAGATATACACGTCACGGTCGATATAGACGGAGATACGGTCGGTGAAACCGTAGCACGCTATAATGCCGTCAGAAACCGCAGACTTAACGGAAGGAGTTAATATGCAGACACTTATAAAATTCGGCAGCTTCACACCGATTTCGCCCAAATCATACGGCGTACAGCGCTCCGACCTTGACAGCGAGGACAGCGGCAGAAGTGAAACAGGCGTGATGTTTCGCAATCGCATAAGAGAAGGGGTGTACAAGATACAGGTAACGTGGAGGGTGAACAGGTCGCAGCTTTCCGCTATAGCAAATGCGATTTCTCCCGATTCGTTTTCTGCGACATTTTTCGATCCGACTACTGCGAGCACAAAGACCTGCACAATGTACGCCGGTGACAGAAGCGCAACTATGGTACTTAATGCCGATACCGCCGCAGAAACGCTGTGGGATTTAAGCGTAAACTTTATCGAATATTAAGAGTAAGAGGTGATTCTATGCTTGATGTATCAGCCGCTTACACGGCGGCGATTAAGGATAAAAACCGCACAGACCGCATTGCAGGTACAATTAAGCTCTGTGACGGTGAAACGATAAACATAACCGATGATATTATTGTTAACAACAGCGTCACGCTGAAAGAACAGCTTGTATCGGGTGATACCTTTGAAATAGGCACGTTCTACACAAATCAGCTTGATATAACGGTGTATGACGATAACTTCCTGACAAGGACTTATGCGAATGCAAGGATAACGCCGAAATACGAAATACAGCTTGCCGACGGCACATGGGAAAGTGTACCGCTCGGAGTATTCACGGTAGACAACAGCCTTACAAAGCGCAAGGGCAGTATTCATAAGTTGACGGCTTTTGATGACAGTACAAGATTTGATGTTAATATATCAGCGTATGCAGGTGGCAGAAAGACTGTACAGCAGCACATTAAAGACGCCGCCGCAGATGTTGGTATCGAACTTGCAACAACAGATTTCGGTGCGTATCCTAACGACAATCTGACTGTAGATTCTACAATTTCAACAGAAATACAGACATACAGGGATTTGATCGAGTGGTGCTGTGCGATAATGGCGGCATCGGCGAGAATTAACCGATACGGCAAGCTCGAAATAGTAAAGCTAAAGGAAAAAACAACAACTGTTGACGATGCACTTATATATGATCCGGATTATACGGTAGAGGGCTACGAGCGTACCGGAACGGAATTTTTTGATCTCCGTGCGCTGATGAAGTATTTTTCAACAACATTTGACGGCGAGCAGTATGTGTATACAAACATTTCAACGCTTGATGATTCAGCGGCAAGAAAAGCCACATTGTATATTCCCGAGAATCCGCTGTTGCAGTCGTTGTCGATAGAAACACGAAAATCGGCGTTTCAATCCTGTGCAGACGCTATGACTATAGCACTGCGGCGTGTTGAATTTTCTTTTAACGGTAATCCTGCGATCGAATGCTTTGATACTTTATGCGGAAGCGGTGGAAAAATAGATGTTAATCGTACAATAGCATTTTTCCCGACGACGCTGGTATGGAAGTATCGAGGAGCGCATAAGGTCAGCTGTGCATTTGCGGAGCTTACCGATGAGGCAACGGCAACCGTTTTGGAAATGACACTTGCGTCAAACGAACAGTCTAAAACACCGGTACAAGTAAAAAGTAAAACAGAAAAGCGCCTTGACGGTGTGGGGAAAAAAGCAACAAGCGGCGGAAATGACGGTGTGGGTAAATATACAAACAGCGATAAGAATTGTGAGATCTTCAACGATTATTCCGGTAATAAAGCTGAATCATATTATGCACACGCCGAAGGAAGTAAGACAGCAGCGACTGCTCCTTACAGCCACGCAGAGGGCAGAGAAACGACAGCCAGCAACGAAAGTGCACACGCCGAAGGTATGAATACTTTCGCAATGGGACGGTGCGCACATGCTGAGGGTATGGGAACTGTGGCAAGCGGCAGTAATAGCCATGCCTCGGGATATTATACTGTAGCCGGAAGTGAGCACATGACTGCTATGGGTAGATATAATAGCACAACAAGCAATGCGCTTTTGGTTATCGGAAACGGTTACGGTGAGGACAGGCGAAGTAACGCATTAGTGGTAGATGATGCCGGAAACCTTTATATTTCGGGCGCACTTAATGCGGCGGGTGGAACAGGTATAGACCTGTCAGAATATCTGAAATCCGATGAGATATCCGACTGGGCAAAAGCCGAAAGCAAGCCTGTGTATACAGCGGAAGAAGTCGGGGCGGCAGAGAAGAATCATACACATAATATGTCAGATATTACGGATATGCCCGAATGGACGAAAACCGAGAATAAGCCTGCGTATACTGCTACCGAAGTCGGTGCGGCTACAGTATCCGAGCTTGACAGTAAGGATTATCTTAAAGCTTCAGACTTGACAGGTCAGACGGTAGACTTGAACACGCTGATGTTAAATATAGCCGATGACAAAGGCAAGAGCAAACGGTATTTCTGTACATCGGCGTCAGCTCAATACATTACAAACCGCCCTGTAAGTGCAAATGAGCCGTTTGAGCTTACGGTCGATAATGTCAGATTCATCTCAGCGACAGGATTTAACACGGTGCAACGGTACACATCGGTAACCCGCAAACGCTCTTATACACGCTGGTGCGATGACAAAACGTGGCGAGCTTGGATGTGCGATACCGATCTTGTGATATACGGCACTGTGTCTTCGGCACTGTCAAAGAGCTTTGAGTATGCAACTTACGGTGAGGGGTACAATCAAGTCGAAATCGAACCGTACTATGACAGCAACACGAATCCTATCAGAAACCGAATAGTGCTGACGCTGACAATTGCAACGGCATACGACAGGGATGTACTGAGCGTAGACGGCTCCGTTGAGCATCTCAACATAGAAAACGGCAATATAACAATGTCGGTGACAGGAGCAAAGACCCTGTCATTCATGATAAAGTATACAAACAAGAGAGCGTAGGTGATGAAAATGCAGATATTTCCGGACGGAACGTTTGTCCTCGGCGGTATAGAATCCGAGAATGCAGTTATGCAGGGGGCAAGAGTGATCCCTGATGACAGCGAGGAAGCGCTCGCAATACTCGCAAAGCAGGGAAAAGAAGAAGCAAACAGCGCCGAATAGGCGGAAAGGACGAAAAAATGAGCAAGATACAGATAATTATTGACAGCATAGCAGGAGCTGTCGGGGCGGTTTTAGGCTTTATGTACGGCGAGGTTACGGGGCTATTCTGGGCGTTGATAGCGTTTATGGCACTGGACTATATCACAGGTGTGGTTGTGGCAATCATAGAAAAGCGCTTATCATCAGAGGTTGGTTTCAGAGGTCTGGCAAAGAAGTTTCTGATACTGGTATTTGTTGCGGTCGGCCACATCGCCGATGCATACATACTCGGCGGAACTCCCGCCGCAATGTCGGCGGTAATGTTGTTCTATATTGCAAACGAGGGTATCAGCATTATCGAGAATGCTGCTTCATTGGGGCTTCCGGTGCCGAAGAAACTTACAAGCATTATGGAACAGATTAAAAACAAAAGCGAAAGCGAGGAAGAATAATATGTTAAAAGTTAAGGGCATTGACATCAGCAGGGCACAGGAGCAGTTTGATTTTACGGCGGCTGTGTCGGCAGGAGTGAAGTTTGTGATTATCCGTGCCGGCATACGCACGGACGAAGACACATATTTCAGACGCAATGTCGAGCAGTGCAGGAAACTGGGAATAGACTTCGGCTGTTACTGGTATGTTACGGCGACTGACAGCGAGGAGCTTGACAGGCAGATAAATGCGTGCGTCAAGACGATAGGCGATGAAAAGCCGTCATATCCCGTGTTCTGCGACATGGAGGAACAGCGTCAGATCGACAACCTCACAAGCAAGGAAAGAACCGATATGGCACTTGAGTTCTGCGACAGGCTGAATAAGGCAGGGCTTCCCTCGGGAGTGTATGCAAATCCTGCGTGGCTTGAAAGCTACTATCAGAAGGAGCGTATTGTAGGAAAGCGTGATATATGGCTTGCGCACTGGACAGAAAGCCCGGATTATCCGAGCCGGTATGATTACGGGCAGAAAATGTGGCAGTGGGGCATTGACAGCATCGGAAATACCGATGTTGACGGGGATATTTGCTTTGTAGATTATCCTGCGATAACGGCGAAGTGGTACAGGGAAAATTGCGGCGATATGCCCGATAAGCCGAAAAAGCCCGAAAAGCCAGTGAATCCGTTTAAAAAGGGCGACAGCGTAAGGGTGAAGCGTGGTGCAAAATTCACGAATGGTGTTGAGCCGTATTCTTATGTGTATGACACGGTCTATGCCGTTCAGCAGGTGTCGGCAAGCGGTAAGGAAACGCTTATTGGCATCGGCTCGGTGCCTACCGGCTGGCTTTATACCGAAGATCTGTACAAGGCGGAAAGTGACGAGATAACGCAGAAATTCGCTGTAGGCGATAAGGTTAAGGTCAATCCCGGTGCAAAGACGTATAACGGCGGTTCGCTTGCGTTGTTCGTGTACACGAATGTGTACGAGGTTATGCAGGCAGGCTCGGGTGACAGAGAGGACTATATCGTCATCGGGCAGGGCGGACAGGTCACTGCGGCGGTAAGAGCGGAGGATTTAAAGAAGGTTTAATAAACAGTTATCCCCCGGCGGAGCAAAAAGGCTTTGTCGGGGGATTTTTTGTTGGACAATAATTACGCCATTTGTATGATTTTTGACAATTTTACAGGCGTTATAAAAACGTGAAATAGCACAATTTCAGTGATTTTAACGGACTTTGACTCCGTCACTCGTGGGTTCAAATCCCGCTATCCCAGCCATGCGTAAATCCTCTCTGTCATTGCGATTGAGGGGGTTTTTCTTTTTGGGATTTGGTGGGCGAGGTGGGATTACGTATTATAATTCTGTTGTTAACAAATCGTATCCGTCCTATTCAGAGGGAAACTTTGTGTTTTGTAACGCATTATTAAAACCAACAATCATAAATCAAAATCAAATTGAAGCAGTTGACAAGAGGAATTTATTATGATATAATATTAAAGCTGTATTCGGATAATAGCAGTATCGAGGTGTAGCGCAGGTGGTAGCGCGCCTGCTTTGGGCAAAAAAACGTGAGCGCTGCCGGTGGCAGAAAAAGCGAGCGTTTTTAGGCGCAGCGGTCGGAATGTCGAGGCTCATTATTGAGCCGAGAAGAGATTACGGGAACCGCAAGAGGGCGGACAAAGCAGGGAAGGAAACAGAGATATAAGAAAAAAGTTGATATAAAAATATCGAGGTGTAGCGCAGGTGGTAGCGCGCCTGCTTTGGGAGCATAGACGGCATTTCTGACGTTTATCGGTGCCAACCGCCGAAAGCCCTTCAACCGTGTGAATTTCGGGCGGTTTGGCAAATGAAAAAAGGCAGTCAAAACTGTGTTTGACCACAGATTTGACCACCTACACGACCACAATTAAATAACTATCGGGGTGTGGCGCAGTTGGTAGCGCGCGACATTTGGGATGTCGATGCCGCAGGTTCGAACCCTGTCACTCCGACCACCTTTCCGGCTGATTTAATACTCAATGTTAAATCAGCCGGACTTTTTTAAGCTTGATTTAGAGTAGATTTCTTTGCCGTTGTGTGCTATAATTGGAACAATAGATCGGAATTTAGAGGTATAAATAAAATGCTTATTAGAGAGTATCAATCCTCAGACTGTAAGGAATTGGCAGAACTCTTCTACAACACTGTTCACACAGTAAATGCGAAAGATTATACCAAAAAACAGTTAGATGTTTGGGCAACAGGACAGGTAGACTTGAAAACGTGGAACCAATCTCTTCAAGAACATTTCAGTATTGTTGCGGTTGATGATGATATTATCATAGGATTTGGGGATATAGATAAGACAGGCTATCTCAACCGCTTATTTGTTCATTTTGGATATCAAAGAAAAGGAATTGCTACTGCTATTTGCAATCAGTTAGAGTCGGCGGTTCAAGGAAATATTGTTACC